GACCTGTACAAGTGTCTGGAAGGTGTGTTCGGCGCCCTGACCGGTGGCGATTCCCCTGCCTTCGATGCCCTGCGCTTCGATACCAGCACCCAAACCGCTCTGAGCCCCCGTCACGTGGCTAAGGCCCGTGCACTGCTGGGTGATCAAGGCGAGAAGCTTGCCGCTGTGGCTCTGCACAGTGCTTGCTATTACGACCTTGTTGAGCGCAAGGCCATTGATTACGTCCTGGCTTCGGATCTGGGTATCACTCCCGATACCTCCATGCCTGACGCATTCGGTGGTTCTGTGGCTTCTGCCTACAGCGCCGATTACCGCGTCCCGACGTATCTTGGTTGCCGCGTAATTGTGTCCGACGACATCACCAATTCCGGTGGTGTTTATGCCGCTTATTTCTTCACCAACGGCGCTATTGCCACCGGTGAGCAGGCTGCAATGCGGACCGAAACCGACCGCGACATCCTCGCCAAGTCGGATGCAATGTCTCTAGACATGCACTACATCTACCACCCGGTGGGTGCTAAGTGGGCCGTGACCACCACGAACCCCACTCGCGCTCAACTGGCCACGGTGGGTAACTGGTCGAAGGTGTACGAAACCAAGAACATTGGCATCGTGCGTGCTTCGGTTAGCTCCAATTACGACTGATCGGAGTAACTAACCATGGCTTCCCTTTTTGAAGTAACCGCCGGCAAAGCCATTGGCTACGTCAGCGGCACTGGTGGTGCTGTTACCCAGGCCACCAGTAAGTCCACCGGCGTCACGCTGAACAAGCCCTGTGGCGCCATCACCATGCACAACGCCTCGCTGGCTGGCGATGCTGAGGTTTCCTTCACGGTGACCAACAGCGAAGTGGCCGCGACTGATGTTGTGCTGGTTTCGGTCAAGTCCGGTGCTACCACTGGTAAGTACCTGCCCTTTGTGACCGCAACTGCCGCCGGCAGCTTTGAGATCACTGTTTCCAACGTCGGTTCTACCGCTGGTGAAGCTGTGGTTCTCAACTTTGCCGTAATCAAGGCTGCTGCTGCCTGATGAGCATGTTCGCCTTTCGGCGACTGCGTGAACGGGAGGCTCTGGCTTCGGCTGGGGCCTCTTTTTCTAATGCAGAGCCCACTCCTACACTTGAAGTAACAGAAGACCAGCCGCTGTCTACCGATGGCAATAACAATCGACGCAACGGTGGGCGGCGCAAACGCCAACAGCTACCTGACGCTGGCGGCGGCGGAACTGATCATTGAAGGCTTCGTTCAGGATGACGATGTAACCGCTTGGGCATCGGCTACTACTGATCAAAAGAATCGGGCGCTGTACACCGCAACGCAGCGCCTTGACCGCGAACGTTTCCTTGGCGCACGGGCTACCGACACTCAAGCCCTGCAATGGCCTCGTACCGGCGTGCGTAAGCCTGATACCTACATCAACACTTACGCCGTTGGCTTCCCGTTCCGCATCACTACGGACTATTACACCGACACGGAAATTCCAAGCCAGATCAAACAGGCTCAATGCGTCCTAGCCGTTTACCTCAACAACAACCGGGACGGCATGGGACTGAGCGGCATTGAGGATTACAAGTCCGTTCAGATCGGTACATTGCGCGTTGAATCGGCTGGTGCCAGCTCTTCCGCGACCGGCGCGGATCGTCTGCCGCCGATATATGAGCGCTATCTGACCGGGCTTAGAATCAGTGGACCGGGCAACATTGCCATTCGCCGTAGCTGACCATGGCCGATAGCGACACCTACAACGTTGGCTTTGAGTACATCAGCGACACTGCGGCGCATACTGGGCGCTTTTACAAGCTGTATGCCTTGGCCGATGCAGTGATCAGCGCGGCAACTGTGCAGAACGCCAGCGGCAATACCTTCACCTCTGTTCCCTTGAACCACGGAGATGAGATTGAAGGCGTGTTCACGAGCGTTACCTTGGCATCCGGCAAAATCGTTGCCTATAAGCTCTGATCATGGCCAACAACAACGAAATTGATCCGAGCTACAGCATTGGCGGTGACTTTGTAACCAGTACGGACCCGCAAACTGGGCGCTGGAACCGCATTGCCATCGTCAAAAACAACACGGCCTTTACTGCCATCACCGCACAGAATTACACCGGCAACACCTTGGTTGGTGAGTCTTTCCCTGCCGGCTTTGAGCTTCAAGGTGTATTCACTGCCTTCACGCTTGCTAGCGGTGGCTCCGTCATCGCCTACAAAATCTGATCATGGCTAAATCACGCGGCGGCGGCTCGCCTGTTAATTACTCGCTAGGAGCAGAAGTTATCACTGACACTGCTGTGCATACGGGGAAATTTCACCATATTGAATTTTACGAAAACAGCACTGTTCAAAGCATTGTTTCAACCAACATTGTTGACAACAGTTTTGCTGGTGCGTCGATTGGTCAAGGTGCTCATATGACTGGTTATTTCACCAGTATTCAGCTCCAAAACGGCGCCTGTCTCGCCTACAAAATCTGATGGCACTCGCTACTTCGCTACGCAAAACCGCTAGCAAGCTGATGCTCAAATTTGGTGGCCAAGTCACCATTCGCCGCATCACGACTAGCGCCTACAACCCAACCACAGGCGTGGCAACACCGACAGCATCTGCGTCTGTTGTGCGTGGCGTGCTTGAAGATGTCATTGAACGTGAAATCAATGATCTGATCAAGAGCACTGACAAAAAGCTAACCATTGCCGCTGCAGACCTTACCTACGAGCCTGCCGTATCAGATCAGGTGATTGTGTCCGAAAGGATCATGCAGGTAGTTGAGGTGCGCAAAATTGAGCAGGACAATACGCCTATCGTGTTTGAAATCTTCCTGAGGGAGTGATATGGCACGGACCATCAGGGTTGGAGAGATAGGAGACTACGCAGAGCGTCAGTTAAACCTGTTGGTTAAAGCCGCTGTACTGACAGCCGATCAACGCCTCAAGCTTGCCAGCCCTGTGGATACAGGTCGCTTCCGCGCTAGCTGGGCAATCGGTGAAAATGCCGCGCCATCTAAAGGGCAACCCGAAGGTCAGTATCCAAACAACCTGCCGCCAACAGCGGTTAATTACAGTCTTGGCAACGAGCGAATTGGAAACGTCTACAGCATTCACAACAACCTGATTTACGCCGAACCATTGGCACGTGGGCGCAGTAAGCAGGCGCCTGATGGTTGGGTTGATTCAATCGCCAAAGACGTTCAGACTTACGTCAACGCCGAAGCGGACCGGATTGGTCGTAACTCATGAGCCTTAACACCATCCGCGCCTGCATTGAACAGCGCATCGCCGCAGAGTTTGCCTCCGCTCCTGCCCTACCCGTTGCTTATCAAAACGTTCCGTTTACCCCGCCCAACAATCAAAGCTGGGTTCAGACCAGCATCATCTGGGGTGATTCTGCTTACATGACGATCCTGACCACGCAAACCAGTCAGGGCAAAATTGAATCGCCAGTAGCTTTCAACAGCCCCGATGGCGGCTTCAATCGTCGCAATGGCACCCTTGTCTTCAACATCTTCACCCAACGTGCTGTAGGACCTGGCATCGGGCTAAACATTGCACAACGCTGCATCGACCTGTTTTCACGTTTGCAGCTTGAAAATATAAAATTTGACCCTGCAAATGGTCCGCGTGTCATCGAACCCTCGTCGCCGGAAGGGTTTTCGCAGACGCAGGTAGCCATAACTTTTGAGGCTTATGAGCAAAGCTAGAATCTGAACAGCCAATACCGTTCACAAAAATGGCTGTCACTGTTTTGTCCGGTACGTCCGGCGCCCTTTACTACAAGCCCGCTGGAACCACCGGTACATTCGGTGAGTCTGGGGTCAATGTTTCTACTGAAACTATCACTACCGAGCCCTACCTCAATTTCAAGGTTGGCGATCCGGTTAAGTTCCGTCTGGTCAACAGTCAGACAGGTGAAGCTGGGACAGGCACCCTGCCCGCTGGTCTCTCGGCTGCTACCACCTACTACGTGATTGCCTACACCGCTAGCACTGGCGCTCTGCAGGTTTCTGCAACCTCAGGTGGTTCTGCAGTGGACATCACCGACGATGGCACCGCTGCAGCTCCCAACGAGTTCCAGGTTGCCTACGCCGAGTTTGCAGTTGTCGGACAAGTCCGTGACTGGAGCTTCGAGATCAGCCGTGCTGAGATCGACGTGACCACGATTGGTCAGACTCCTGGCCAGTACGTTCCTTTCCGCAGCTACATCTCCGGCTTCGGCGATGGCACTGGCACCGCAACGGTTTACATGACCAACGAGGACGCAGCCCTGTCCAACCTGATGGTGGAAGACGTGCTCCAG